AGAATAAAAAGATAAAATTATTTAACTTTGGAGAATAAATTATGAAAAAATTTAGAAGTTTTGATGGCGTAATTATGCACTCATGGGAAAACCTTTTAGCAGAAAATATGCCACTATTTATATTTATATCAAAATCAATAGTTATGCAATACACAGGAGTTGAAGATAAAAACGATTTGGAAATATATGAGGGCGACATTGTTACAACAGCAACAAGAATGTGGGTTATAGAAAAAAGAAATGATAGTGAATTTTGTGGGTTTTTACCAGTTGAAGTTGGGTTAAAAAGTGGGTATCTTTCAACATTTATAAGATTTGATTTATTGGAAGTAATCGGAAACATATATGAAAATCCAGAGTTTTTAAAGGGTAAGTAAAAAAATGGCTAAACTATCTGATAGACAAAGAAGTAATATTCAGGTTAAATACAAGACAGGAATATATACAAACATTCAATTAGCAAAGTCTTATAAAACAAGTGAGAGTAATATCCGTAAAATATGCGATGGAATAACTAAAGAAAACGCCCAACTTGTCGAAGCTCAGGTCTATTTGGAAAACGTCAAACAGTGCGATAAAAGTGCGAATGAGATAGCAGCAATCAATCAAGCCGTAGAATATAGGTTAAAAGAGCAATTTTCAGACGATAAAAAACGAGTAAAAGTTTATGACATAACAGATAAGATATTAGACAAAGTAAGCGATATGTTAAAAGGTGGAAAAAAGCAAATCGTAATGAAAGTTAAAGAGTATAGCAAAGAGAACGGAAGCAGCGAAAGTCTTGATGCAGTTAATATAGATTTAGATACAAGCGATTTAAAGAATATGCAAGACACGATAGATAAAGCATCAGTTACCAATAATACTAATCAAAGACATGCTACAACAAACATAACCAACACTAACACTCAAGTAAGTGTAGATGTAAATCAAGAGCTATCAGACGAGCAAATAAGAAAAGAAATATCAAAGAGAGGTTTACCATTACAACTAATGACCTCAATATCTTAGAAGAATATTATGTGCGACTTGCAAGAGAGGATTTCTTAGTATATCGACAGTTAATCAATCCTAAGTTAAAAGTAAATTGGTGGGTTCAAGAACTAAGTATAGAGTTACAAGAGTTCGCAAGAGCATTAGCGAACAAAGAGAAACCATCATTGGTTATTCAAGCACCACCTCAGCACGGTAAGAGTTCTTTCATTGTCGATTTTATAGGATGGCTATTGGGTAAGTATCCTGATTTAAGAAACATGTATAGCAGTTATAGTGAGCGTTTAGGAGTTAGAGCTAATCTTACTTTACAAAGAACATTAGACAAAACTATATATAAAAAGATATTTCCAACTGTTTATCTTAACGGAAAAGATGTAGTAATTGAATCAGGCACAAAGTTACGCAATAAAGAGTTTTTTGAGATAGTAAAACACGAGGGCAGCTTTAGGAATACAACTGTTCAAGGTGCAATGACTGGCGAAACATTAGACTTAGGAATAATTGACGACCCTATAAAAGACCGTAAAGAAGCTAACAGCGAAACAACTCGTAACAATGTTTGGGAATGGTTTACAGATGTATTCTTAACTAGATTTGATGAAGATGCAGGAATGTTATTTGTACTTACTAGATGGCACTTAGATGACCCTGTCGGACGGTTATTAAAGATAGATAAAACTGTAAAGCTATTAAGTTATCCAGCGATTGCAACAGTAGATGAGCCTCATCGTAAAATAGGAGATGTCCTAATACCTGAGCATAAGTCGTTAGAATTTATATTAAAAAGAAAAGAGATACTATCGGCTGAAAACTTTGAGGCACTATATCAACAAAACCCTGTACTAAAGTCAGGTAATATGTTTAAGTACGATTGGTTTAACTGGTGGACATTAACACCTAAAATAAAATACAAGATAATTACAGTAGATACAGCACAAAAAACAAAAGAGCAAAATGACTTTACAGTTATGCAGGCGTGGGGTTATGGATATGATGAGAATCTTTATTTATTAGATATGAAACGCGGTAAGTTTGAAGCACCACAACTAAGACGAGAGGCAAAAGCTTTTTATAATAAACATAATGATACTAAACTTTTTACTGGAGTGTTGCGTTATATGTACATAGAAGATAAATCAAGTGGTAGCTCATTAATACAAGATTTAAAAGAAAATAAATTAAAGATTAAAGCGGTACAAAGAAACACCGACAAAGTGTCTAGGGCTTACGATACTATTCCAACGATAGAAGCAGATAGAGTATATTTGAATGAAGATATATCAGATATAGAAGCTTTAACAAATGAGGCTTTGTCTTTTCCAAATGGAGTTCATGATGACACTTTAGATCCGATGATGGATGCAATAGAAATAATGGATATTCAAAAAGTAAATCCTTTAGTAGCTGCAATGAGAGAAGATTAAATGAGATACTTATATAAATGTGAAGATTGCCACACAGAGCCTATTGCAGTTACTAAGTCTATGAGTGAGTCTAGTCGTGTAGAGTTGTGCAAATGTGGTAAAGTTATGACTAGAATATATAACAGCGTACATTTGAAAACATCAGATGGTATAAAAAATGCTAATTGAATTTATGCTATAATTGGATACTTAAAAAAGGAAATACACTATGAAAGTAAAGTTTTTCGATGGCTTTGTAAATCTGTTAAAATCGTTTGGAAGTTCTAACGATACAAGAAAACAAACGACTTACGGTGCTACTAAGCGAATATCCAGACTATGGCAAGTATTAGAGGACTTATATGCGACATCATGGCTAGCTGCTAAAACAGTAGATATACCCGTAGAAGATGCCTTTCGTGAAGGTAGAACTTTTAATATAGAAAATGCAGATACTAAAAAAGCATTAGAAGATTTCTATATACAAATAGATGATAAAATTGAGCTTGGTTTAAAATACGCTCGAATTTATGGCGGTGCTGCTCTTATCTTAGTATCTACAGATGATAATCTTTCAAAACCTATAACAGCAATGCAACAAGGCGACCTTATAAATATAGCGGTAGTAGATGCTTCTCAATTAATACCTCAAAACTTAGATAGAAATCCTTTAAGCGTTACTTATTTAAAACCTACAAGCTTTAACATCATAGGAAGCTCACAAACAATAGATGAATCAAGAGTAATATATATAGATGGAACAACAACAACGCATAAAGAACGAGAGTTAAACAACGGATTCGGCTCGTCAATTTATGAACGCTTATATTATAATATACAAGATGCATCTCAAACAAATGTATCTATCAGAAACTTAGTAGAGCAAAGTAATTTAGATGTTGTTGCAATGGATGGCTTAAATGAGGCTGTTTCAAGTGGAGATGCTGGCGAGACTGCTGTTAAAGAACGCATACAAATATTATCTCAAATGAAATCTATACTAAACACAATAGCTATCGATAGTAAAGATTCTTATGTAAACATAGCTAAAAACTTTAGTACCTTAGACAGTATACAAATGAATATGTTTATGTTAGTGAGTGCTGCAGCTGATATTCCTTTCACTAGATTTATGGGAAAAAGTGCCGAGGGTTTAAGTGCTACTGGCGAGGGAGATTTAAGAAACTATTACGATTCAGTAAAAAGTAAAATTCAAATAGGTAAATTAAAACGCATATATGATATTCTTGATCCTATTGTAAATATCCACTTAAACGGAGTTGATGAGCCTTTCGATTATGAATTTAATCCTTTGTACCAGATGAGCAAAAAAGAGTTAGCAGACATTAACAAGATACAAGCTGATACTTACGCTATTTATTTAGACAGAGGTGTAGTGACAGACGAAGTTGTTTTGTTGGAGTTACAGAAAAACGGACAGTTTATAGATTATGACCCTAGCAAGATAGTGGAGCTTTGAAATGGGTTTTAAATCTAAACTATACAAAGCTTTAAAAGTATCAAGCGACTTTAGATAATGGCAACTATTAATCTAAAAGAACTAAAAACTAAGAATATTAAAAAAACTAAGGTGTCTGTTAAGCCTACAAAAATACCTCTCAATATAGAAAAAGAATTTCATGCACAAATAAGAGCCTATAATGCAAAGTTTAAAGAAGTGATACGTAAAGTCTTATTTCCTATTATAGAAGCTTACTCAGTAATGACTAGAGATACTACTGATGGAATTGGCGAAGATATAAACCGTGCTATTGAAACTATAAAACAAGAATTTAACTTTATAGCTGCAGCCGAGAACATATCTAAGACTATGGTTAATCGTGTATCTTTAGTAAATAGTAATAAAACATCTAATGCGGTAAATAATGCGATAGGTGTAAATGTAGCGAATATCATAGCTTCTGAAAATCTTGCTGAATTTGTGGAGTTACAAACTTTACAAAACGCAGAACTTATAAAGAGTGTGCCTCAGGACGCTATAGAAGAAATAAGACGAATAGTATTAAATGGTTTATCTGAGGGCAAACGACACGAAGAAATAGCAAAAGCAATAAGTGGCACTTCTACAAATAGCACATTTAATAAAATGAATAACCGTATCAAAACGATAGCAAGAACAGAAGTGGCAAAAGTAAACTCGCAGATAACTAATAAGAGATTGACAAATTTAGGCATAAAAAGAGCGATTTGGGATGCAACTGGCGACAGTAGGACGAGAACGTGTCATGCAATTAGAAATGGAAAAGAGTATGATATTGAAAAAGGTTTATATAGTTCATGTGATGGTAAGACAATTCAGCCAGGACAAGAAATAAATTGTAGATGTGTCGCAGTACCAATCATAGACTAAAAAAAGGGAGTTAGAAAAATGGCAAGTAATATAACCGATGATGGAGCTACACAAGACTTTTTAAGTAGCAATACATTTTTTGAAGTGTATAGATGTTTTTAAAACAAATTGGAATTAAGGGGGTGATTTATGCTTAAAAAAATATATATGGGCGTAAAAGATGGAGCAGTAACTTTTTCATCTACCATAGATAAAAAAACAGGGTTTATGCACGTAGACGCAATTATTGCCAGAACGGGTATTCAAAAATATTTACCTGCAGAGGTAGATGAAAAAGGCGATGAGCTTATAGGTGTTTTTCGTTCTCTTGAAGAAGTTACACACACTGAAAGCTTAGATAGCTTTGTAAATGTACCCGTTACAGATAACCATCCACCTGATATGGTAAACATTGAAAATCACAAGAAATATGCTAAGGGAAGTATCTCTTCTGTAAATGTGGTACAATTAGGTAACGGGATAACAGCTTTAAAGACTCAAATAGTAATAACTGATAAGTCTTTGATAGAATCCATCCGAAATGGAAAGAAAGAGTTATCTGTAGGATATGAGAATGCATTACTACAAAAAACTGGTACTTATGACGGGGAGGATTATAATTATATTCAAACAGATATAAGGGCAAATCATATAGCTGTTGTAGATGCAGGTAGATGCGGAGATGCGTGCAAATTGATGATAGATAAATCTTCAATGAGCGATAAATTAAAAGATAAAGGAGTTACCGATATGAAAATTACGATAAAAGGTACAGAATTTGAGGTAGTTGAAGAAGTCGCTGCCGAGATTAAAAGATTGTTAGCAGTCGAAGAAAAAAGTGCTGAAAAATCTAGTGATGAAGAAACAGAGGAAAAAGAAGAGAAAAAGGAAGCTATGGATAAATTACAAGCGACCGTTGATACTCTTACTGTTTCTAAAGTTGATTTAGAAAAGCAACTAAAAGACTCTAAGGGTTTAATAGATGCAGGTGTTCAAGCTAAGTTAGATATTTTAACAGTAGCAAACGACGCAAAGGTAAAAGTATGTACAAGTGATAGTATCATAGCTATTAAAAAGGCTATTGTTAAATCATTTGATATGGATATTGACGGTAAATCAGAAGTTTATTTAGATGCTTGTATTGATATAAGAAAAGCTGACATGAAAGATGTAGCCGCTCGTAAACAAATAGCTCTAGACAGCATAAACAAAGTGGGCGGCGAGTATACGCCAGATAAAACAATCGATGCGAAAGCTATCGGTGAAACAGAAATAAATTAAGGGGGCTATTATGGCAGGATTCGCAATTGCTAACGCGGTTCAACAAGACATTCCAGGACTAGATGCTGGAGAAGTTATCGAGGGTCACGTATCTAATACGGATGGTTTTACTACTTTTGAGAGTGGTTTAAATATAGGTAGATTTGCTAAATACGACACGGGGTCTTTGGATAATTTAGATTCCTCAGTTACACCAGTATTGGCAGGTGTTGTAAGACGTAATTTAACTGGTGATTTGACAAAAACAGTTTATGATACTGATGACGATATTGCAGAAGCGTGTAACTTTGGTTATGTAACTGTTGATACTGTAACAGGCGTAACACCTACTAAGTATGGTCAAGTTTATACAATTAACGCGACTGGAGCAGATTCAGGTAAAGCAACAACTGATAATTCAAAATTAGAAGTACCTGGTGCTATTTTTTGGAAAGAAATTAAAACTGATGTTTGGGTACTTCGTGTAATGATGGGTGTTGAAAATGCACTTACAGCTATTGCAGCATCTACTTTAGAATTAACTTCAGTAGATAATACAGATGGCACAGCTACTTTAACAATACAAGCTATTGCTCTTGATGGTACAAATGTAGCAGAAAACATAATGTTTAGAGCATGGGTCGGCGGTGCTGATGATTTCGGTATGGATGCTATTACAGGTATCACAGTTGCGACTGGTACATCTAAAGAAGCGGTAACAGCAAATGGCGAATATTTAGTCATTACTGATGGAACGGGCAAGGCGGTGTTAACACTTAATAATGGTGGAACTGGTACAATTTACGGTTGGGCGGAATTAGCAGGAAATATTTATCCTTCTACTATCGTAATTACAGCTTAAAAAGGGGTTTGAAATGGGAAAAATTTTAGTAAAAAATCTATATAATGTAGATAGTATTGTAACAGCTGCTAATGCGGCTGCTACTTTTGATGGTGCTGCGGGTCTTTTGTTACCTCGCCAGCTAGAGCATATTTCACAAACGATTTATCAACAACAATTCGCAGAACTAACTTTAATTAGTCAGTCTGGAATTACTGTTAATAACGAAGGTGGAAGTGCGGAGTTTATCACTAAACTTAAAAGAGGTATAAACGGTAATTTTGCAACTGCTGGAAATTCAACAAATACAGATGGTAAGATTTCGTTAAATACTCAATCTGATACTATTCCTGTAATTATGAAAAAAGCAGAATCTGATTGGACTAATATCGAATTATTACAAGCTCAATCTGCTAATCAAAACTTAGTAAGTGAGCTTATAGGTGCTCATAACACTAGATACAATCAATTAATTGATGAAACTGGTTATGTTGGTACTGATAGTATTGAGGGTCTTTTAAACTGGTCTGGTTTTGCTTCTATGGCATCAGCGGGTGTGTTTAGTGGACTAACTGGTGCTCAACAATACGGAGAGATTAAGGATTTAATCAACGCTCAAAGAACAGCGGTATCTAATGACCCTGTATTTGGTTGTGATAAAGTTGCAATTTCTCCTGCTACTTATAATATTATACTTAGCACTTATGTAGATACTACGGGTGGTGTTGGTACAGTAGCAAAAGCTGTTGAGCGTGATTTTAATATTAAATTTGTTCTTACATTCAGAGCAGCAAGCGTTGGCGGTACAGCTAGACTAAATGCATATAGTTCGGATGCTCGTGCGATGGTTATGAGAGTTCCTCTACAGCTACAAGTATCTAACATCTATCAAAAAGGTTTTAGTTCTTATGTAGAATCTATGTTTAGAGTTGCAGGTCTTGATGTTATCGAAAATGCAGCAGGTTATATCTTAACTGGAGTTTAATTATGGCTCAATTTAAAAAAAACATCAAAAACCCTTTGGGTCTTGGTGTTGGCTTAACTATTTTTGATGACGAGTTTAGTAATGATGGGTTTAATAAAATAAATCAAGCAAAACTAAAAGCGGCATTGCGTGTAAATATGGTAAGTCCTATTGAAGAAGAATGTAATGATAATGATGATTGGCTTCTTATGTCTGAAGAAGAATTGGCTAAAACATACACTATTCCTGAATTGAAAGCTATTTTAAATAATAACTTTGATGATGTAGATTTTGGTAAACGACCTAAGCAATCAAAATTGACTGCATTAATCGCAAAATTAAGAGAGGAATAAAATATGGCAACTTGCATACCAACTGATTTTAGAGTTAGATTTCCTGAATTTGATATTGCTATTTACCCTGATGTTAGAGTAGAATTGTTTATAGAAGATGCAACAGCAACGGTAAACAGCAGCTGTCCTAATAGTGATTTAATGATTTGCTATTTAACAGCTCATTTATTATTAGTAGCTACTCAAAGTGCATCAAGCGATAGCGGTACTATTAAAGGTACAGCTAGTGAATCAGTAGGCGATGTAAGTGTATCTTTTGGCGGTGCGAGTAGTGATAATGCTAACGATAATTTCTATAGCACAATCTACGGGCAACGCTTTTTAGATTTAAGAAAAAATTGTATAGGGAGACCTTTAATTGGCTAGCAATGAAGCTTACCTCAAAAAGGTAAAAAAGTTTACTATACAAATGAAAAAATTAGCAGGGATGACAGTTGTTGTTGGTATTCCTGCAAGTAAAAACAAAAAACATGCAGGAGATGGAAAAACTGTTGCAGAAATTGGAGCTACGCATGAATATGGAGTGCCAGAGCAAGGCATCCCTCAAAGAAGCTTTTTAAGAGTTCCATTAATGAAAAAAGGCAAAGAGCTAATAGACTCAATATCTAAAGATTTGAAGTTTTCTAAAATTGACACGACCAAAGCACTAGGTAAACTAGGGGCTAGAGGTAGAAATGTAGTTTTAGAAGCCTTTAAGACACAAGGCTACGGAAAATGGAAGCCATTAAGTCAAACAACTATAGAGATGAAAGGCTCTAACAAACCATTGATAGATACAGGACAATTAAGACAGTCTATAACTTTTGAAGTAAGGAAAGCATAATATGTCACTACCAAATTTAGCAAGTACAGTTTTAAGCTTCGCTCAGACTATCACAAAAAGAACAGTTACACAAATAGTCGTAAATCATAAGCCAGTTAAGAGTTATGTAAATAGTGATTTTTTAGCTACAGTTACCACGCCTAAAACAGAAGACTTGCAACAAGTAGAAATTGATACAAGTTTGAAATATAAAAATATTCATACAGTAGCTGAAATTAAAATGGATGATCTGTTTATTCATAAAGGCACTAACTATAAAATAATAGTCTTAGCAGATAGAGAAGATTATGGATATTATAAAGCTTTAGGCGAGGAGATACAACTATGAGTATTTTAGTAACTGTTGCAGATTTTGTAGTAGCGGTAACTGGCTTAGATGATGATGAGGTAATAATAGGTAGAGAGAACTATTTAGAGATAGATTTCAATACTAATATTATTATAGTTGATGGTTTATTATTTACGCCTATTGGTAGAACAAACAATTATGATGGCACAGAGGAGGAGTTAAATTATTCAGTACGAAACAAGGTTATATGTACTCTTGATTTCTACGGAACAAATGCTCTAACAAATGCAAATAAGTTTTTTGCAAGGTTAGACAGTCAAGAAGCCTACGAATTTAAAAGAGATAATCAAATAGAAGTTTTTCATAACACAAGCTTAACCAACGTAAAGGAACTGCAGGGCATTTCTACATACGAAAGATGGCAAGTTGAAATTATGGTAAAATATACAGAACAGTTTACGGATGATGTATTGAGAATTGATACTCTTCAATATCAGTTGTACTCTAATAAATAAAGAAAAAGGATAGACATGAACGCAAACATAAGCAATGTTGTATCGGTACTTTTACTAAGTGAGCCACAATTAGCACAAAGAGCTAATGTAAATACTATAGCAGTGTTTACAAGCGAACTAGGTATATTAACGAGTGCAAACAGAACAGAAATATACATGGATTTACCGTCTGTAGCAACAGATTTTGGAACAAATAGCGAGTTTTATGATTTCGCTTCTGTATTTTTTCAACAAACCCCAAACCCTGTCGCAGCAAATGGATATTTAGTCGCTGCATATTGGAGAGCTGCAACAGAAGCGGTGGCAGCAACAAGTGCAACTTTGACTGGTACACAA